GTGACCTGCATGAGGTTGGGCTCCAGGTTGGCCTCGATACGCGTCGCCTTGTCGGTCTTTTTCCGCGTATCTTCACGAATGAAGAGCTGCGTCTTACGTGCAGCACACTCATCGCGCAGCAGGGGTTTAAACACCTGCTGATAAAAAGGGTCTTGGAGCTTGTTGTTCTCTATGTACCAATACACGTTGGTCTTCCCTGCTACGTATTTGTCTAATTCAAAATACCAGCCGATAAAACGGGCGTTGGTTTCATGGGCCAGGAAACCCTTAATCACATAATACACACCTTTGTACTTTCCGATGAGCCACAAGGCTTTGGTAGAGCTTCCTTTTTTCTTACTGTCGGAATATGCCGGGTCGCCATACCCGATCAGGAAGCGGAACTTCTTTAAGGACGGTACCTTACCGAAGGGCAGGTTCTTAAAAATCTTTCCTTCGGCTATGGGGTTGTTAAAGTATTCTCCCTGCTGGGCGCGCACCGAAATCTTGGCCAGGATGCGGTCTATCTGCTCCTCGGTGTTCTTCTGTGGCCAGGTGCTGCGCCCGTGCTTGTCACGAATGTTGACGATGTCCCAGCTGTTGGCCAGTTTGCCTGCCCGTGCGATACAACAGTCCTTGGCGATGATATTTCCGCACCACAGCACCAGTGTGGGCTCCGAGATGGAGCGCGTGGGGTAAAGGGCTTGTTCTGCCCATTGCCACTTCTTATCGAGCGTGACGGGGTTTCGGCAATCCTCGTCGGTGTCGTAGTCATCGAAGTAGATGATGTCGGGGCGGATGGCTTCGTTGCGCATACCACGCGGTGCTGACCCGGCACCCAGGGCAATAAACTTCGCACCGCAGGCACAACTGAACTCCCTATCCGTCCACATGCCCAGTACTTCCTGCTTACCGTAGAACTGTCGCAGACGCGGGTTCTTTTCGAAGTTAATCTTATAAGGTGCCAACAGACGCTCGGCTGCATCGATGGTGGCGGACGCCAAGGCAACGAACCGCTTGCGCTTGGTAAGCGTGAGGTACATGAGAACGAACATCGCCACGGTCGACTTCGCCAGCTCACGGCTCCACGATAGCACCTCGTACCATTCATCGTTGGCTATGATTCGGCGTATCGCTTTTATATGGAACGGGGCAAACTCATACCTGGCATAAGACGGGAAGAAATACAGTATCCACGCTATCGGATCGGCTTCCAGTTCCGCCCGTTTTTTATCAATATCATACCGGGACAGACTTTCATCGACATCGATGTCTTTAGCCAGGCCCTCATTATACCTGCGCCATAGTTCAAGGGCTTGTTTGTCTGTTAGCTTACTCATGACTTACTTTTATTTGCCTGGTCTTTAATAAACGCATCAAAGAGGTTGTTAAACTGTTTGGCAGCCTCAATGTCAAGCGGCCGCAGCCACGATAGAAAACGCATGGCCACCGATACGCAATCGGGCACGCCGATGTCTGCCTCGAGTTTTTTAATTGCGCCCGCCAGCTTGGAAAGCGCATCCGCCTCCTGTGTGGTGGCAAAGCGTTCGCCCTCGGGGCGGTCGTTAATCTTTTTGTTGATTTCGATAATCTGCCGGTTCCACTGGGCTATGATTTGATCTGACGTAATCGAGACCGACGCCTTGAGCGTGTCCCAGTTCTCCGCCTTCACCCACCGGCTGACCGTCTGCCGGGAGGTGCCCACCTTATCTGCTATTTCCTCCTGGGTGTAGTTGCCATCCAGGTAGAGCGACTTGGCAATACCCTTTTTGTCAATGCTTGTTTTTGGCATATACGTTTATGTTACATTCGTGTTACATTTTGCTGCAAAATTCTTATTTTTTTAGCACGCGTAAAAACTTTTATTATTTCGTATTCGTTTGTTTTGCAATGATATACGAACAAATCGTAACGTTATAATTGTCATTTGGAAGGCCCGAAAAACGCATCTATTTTTGCAGCAAAAATCACCCGAATGAATAAGCAATTTTTCAATATCATCCCTTCAGAAGGTGGCCAGGTGGCCATCCTGCTTTACGGAGATGTCGGCGACGGTCAGCGTATAGATAGCGGCCGCGTGGTCGCCGAGCTGATGGCACTTGCCAATCAGTACAAGAAGATAGATGTACGCATCAACAGTTGTGGCGGGGATGTCTTCTCCGGCATGGCCATCTATACCGCCCTGCGGAATAGCAAGGCAGACATCACCATATACATCGATGGCGTAGCCGCGAGCATCGCCGGGGTCATCGCCCTGTGCGGCAAACCCCTGTATATGTCGCCCTACGCCAAGTTGATGCTCCATGCCGTCAGTGGCGGTGCATGGGGTAACGCATCGGACTTGCGCGACATGGCCACGCAGATGGAATCCCTGCAGGGTGACCTCGCCGCAATGATTGCGGGCCGCTGTGGCATGAAGCAGGAAGATGTCCTGGCGAAGTATTTCGATGAAAAAGACCACTGGCTGTCTGCCCGTGAAGCCCTCGAGATGAAACTCATCGACGGCATCTACGAGATGGCAGAAGAGCCGGTACCCACCCAGTCGCCCGAAGAATTATACACGTATTTCAATAACCGGTTGCACAAGCAACCACTAAACATCAATAACGAAATGGGATTATTAGATTCAATTAAAAAAGTGCCTTCATTTGCTAATATGGCAGACGAGGATGCAGTGCTCGCGCATATTCACGAGCTGGAGAACAAGGCCACGAAAGTGGAATCCTTAGAAAAGGCGGTGGACTCTTATAAAGAGAAGCTGCAAGCCTTGGAAGATAAGGAGGTGACAGCCTTCATTGACAAGGCGATCGCCGAGAAACGCATCACCGATGCGCAGAAGGAAAGTTTCACGGCACTCATGAAGAGTGACCGCGAAAACACAGAAAAACTCATCAACAGCATGAAGCCCCAGCCCGAGCGTCGCATTGTCGACGTGTACAATGGCGGAGCCTCGCCTGCCTCGCTCTCGGAGAAGACGTGGGATGAGTTAGACAAAGCCGGACAGCTGTCCAATCTGCGCAACGCTGACCTCAACGCATTTAAGGCGAAGTACAAAGAAAAATTCGGCGTGGACTACAAAGAGTAAGACACGCGTTTGAAAACGATTTGAATAACATTTAAACAGAACAAAAATGGCATTAAACATCAGTATTTGGCAGAGCACACTGGTAGAAAACTTCTACCCCGACAACAGCTTCGCCTCGAAATCAGTTGACGACTCTACGTTCGTCCGCGCTCACAAGGTGATCATCCCCAATGCGGGTAAGCCTTCGGGTGTTAAGAAAAACCGCACGGTGAAGCCGGCACAGGTGGAACAGCGTACCGACAACGATCTGGAGTACGTTATCGACGAGTTGACCACCGACCCGATCTACATTCCGAACATCGACACGGTGGAACTTAGCTACGACAAGCGTAGCTCTATTATCAGCAACGACCGCAGTCAGCTGCAGAACGAAGCGCACATGAACCTGCTCGAGCGTTGGGGTGCAGGAGTACCCACAACCAATGTGTTGCTGACCACCGGTACCACCGAGCGTGCTGCACATACATCGGAGACGGCCACCGGCAAGCGCAAGCGCATCACCAAGGAAGACCTGCTGGCTATTATGACCCGCATGGACGCGGACAACGTTCCCGAAGAGGGCCGCTACATCCTGCTCGATGCGTACATGTACGCCGACCTGTTGGCCGACCTCTCGGAAAGCGACAAGTGGATGTTTCAAAACTCGGCTGACGTGCAGCGAGGCGTGTTGGGCAACCTCTACGGGCTTAACATCATGAAGCGCAGCAAGGTGCTTCGTGTAAAAAGCGACAAGGCGTTGCTGCCCTGGAGTGAAGAGGCCGTTGCCGGCGAGTTGGCCGCTGCATTGGCATGGCACGACAAGTCTGTGAGCCGTGCCCTGGGAGAAGTGAAGATGTTCGAGTCTATAGATAATCCCACATACTACGGCGACATCTATTCGTTCCTGCTCCGCACAGGCGGGTCGGTACGTCGCTACGACAAGAAAGGTATTTATCTGCTCGCAGAGGCAGCGAAATAAGAAAGGAGTAGCGTATGTTACCACGGATTAAGATACAATTCATGAACGGGCAGCTGGGTACTGTCGGGGAAAGCCCCGACGGGCTCTTCGCCCTGGTGTGCGGCGCAAAAGCCGTTACAAAGAACCTCGAGTTGGACAAAGCCTACACCCTGCACGCCTTCGACGAGTTGGTGGCGCTGGGCGTGACCAAGGAGAACAGCCCCCGATTGTACAAGCATGTGCAGGAGTTCTACGATGAAGTAGAAGAGGGTACGAAGCTCGTCATCTTCCCGGTTGACAAGGCGAAGACCTTTACCGAGCTCTGCGACAAGGACACGGGCGCGATTAAAGAACTCATCACGGCTGAGAATGGGGCACTGCGCGGTATCTTCGTTGCCGGCGACGGCCGCGAGGCTACCCTGACCACCAACGGGCTCGACGATGACCTTTTTACCGCGCTTCCCAAGGCGCAGCAGTTAGCCGAATGGGCTACCACCTCGCTTTATGCCCCGCTCTTCATTGTCTTGGAGGGCCGCGGGTACAAGGGCGGGGCGGTCAAAGACCTGCACAAGGAAGCCCACAATCGTGTGGGCATTCTCATTGGCGATACGGTTA